AATTAAGAGAGGAAGATGATGCCACATAAAAGAAAGGAGGATTTGATTAAATGGCGTAAAAAAAATAGAGAAAGATTATATCAACAAAATAAAGAAACGTATCAAAGAATTTGGGCTAAGTTCCCTTAGTTAAAAACTCTAAAAAGTATCAAATCAAGATGCAACAATATTGCACATTCCTATTTTAAAAAAGGAATTAAAAATTATCTTATTGAAGATGATATTAAATATCTTTGGTTTAGAGATAAAGCATATTTATTGTACAACCCAAGCATCCATAGAATTAATAGTAAAGCTCATTATACTTTAGGCAATTGTTGTTTTATTGAATTGTCAGAGCATAACAAAAAAAATGGGAGGAGAAAGAAAAGGTGAAAAACGATACTGTTGACCCGTTGTATTTACGGATACTTGACACCGTAAGAAAAGGCTTTAGTAATTTATTTAATGAACGTGGAGGAGATGAAGAAATAACTCCAGAGTATATCGCAACGCTACCAGAAGATATTAAGGCAGACCCAGTATTTGCAAAGTACAAAGACGCGAATGAAGCACATAGGGGATTAGTAGCAGCGCAGAAGTTCTTAGGCAGGGAAAGTTTACCTGTCCCCAAAGATGAAAACGATACCGAAGCAATAAGTATGTTCCATAAGAAACTTGGGCATCCTGAAAATGCCGAAGCGTATAAAATACCAACTGACTTGGAAATTCCTAAAGACTTTCCGATGGATGAAGAGATGGTAAAAGGATTTCGAACGGAAGCGCATAAACTTGGAATGTCGCCTAAACAGTTTGATGGTTTATATAAATTTTACATGAATTACGGCATAGGTCAATTCTCCGGCATGAATGAGAATAATGAGAAGATTTACAATGACTCCGTAGCCGACCTTCATAAGAAGTGGGGAGGGGCATACGGGCAGAATGTAGCGCTGGCGAATAAAGTCTATGATACTTTTGTCCCCCCAGAAGGGATTGCGGCTTTCAAGCAGGGAATCGGAAACCATCCTGTTGTGATTGAGGCTTTTTCTAATATCGGCAAGGTAATGAGCGAAGATTTACTTATCGGTAAAGGACAAGGCTTGACTCAAACTCCTGCGGAAGCAGACGCTGAAATTAAAACAATGGAAGCTGATACTAAAAGCCCATTGCATAACGCCTCAGACCCCCGGCATCAGGAGTTTGTCGAGAAAAGGGCAAGGCTGTATAAATTGAAGTTAGGGCAGTAAAGCAACTAAAGGACACGGAAAGCCCCCGATAGTTGCTAGTAGTGGATACGCTCAACGGTGTTGAGCCCCAAAAACTTATTTACTTTGTTAGCCCCCGAAAGGGACACGCTTACATCGACGAAATTAAACATTAACAAAGGAGATTAACGATGGGACTATACACTGTTGATGCTGCTTTAGTTAAGCAGTTTAACGCGGACGTGATACTCCTTTCCCAACAGAAAGGCTCACGGCTCCGTAATTCAGTATTATTAAAATCAGGAGTAGTTGGCGAAGATACCTACATGGATCAGATAGCCAAGACCGCCGCACGAAAAAGAACAACCCGCCATGCAGATACACCAGTATTAAATACGCAGCACCAGAGACGCAAGGTTTCTATGGTCGATTACGACTGGGGCGATTTGATTGATAAAGAAGATGAATTGAAAATGCTCCAAGACCCCACCAATAAATACACAATCAATGCTTCGTACTCGTTAGGGCGTTCAATCGATGATGAGATTATCACCCAGGCGTTTGCAACATCATACATCGGCAAAGCAGGTGGAGATACCGTAACATTTCCTGCTGGTAATGTTATCGCAGTCGGCGCATCTGGATTGACTATTCAGAAGTTACTTGATGCAAAAATGATTCTCGATAACAACGACGTTGATGACATGGAACCGAGATTCATCGCATTAACAGGAACGCAACTTCGTGATTTACTTAAAACTACTGAAATAAAAAGTGCTGATTATAACTCTGTTAAAGCATTAGTACATGGTCAAATTGACACGTTCTTAGGGTTTAAGTTCATCTTGATTTCGCAGACTCTTCTTGATACAGACTCCAGTTCTTATCGTAGAGTTATGTGTTGGGCGCAGTCAGGTTTAGGGCTTGCGATTGCGAGAGACATCACGACTGACGTATCTATTGACATCACCAAGAACATGGCAACGAGAGTTCAGGCTCATCTTGGAATCGGTTCAAGCAGACTTGACGAAGATAAAGTTATAGAAATTCTTTGTGACGAGACTTAATGTAACTTATTAACTAAGGAGGAGGATTAATAATGGCAACAACATATAAGGGTACGAATAGGACGCTTGCCGACAACCCTGTAGCTTCCAACATCATGGCTCCGGGGTTACAGGCGGGTAATGTGCGTGTATTGCACGATACTTACGAAGCAGATGCTATTCTTTCAGGTAGTATCATCGAAATAGGTGAGTATCTGCCAAGAGGCGCACACGTTATCGAGGTTATCTTGCAATGCGACGCGCTCGGAAGCAGCGTAACACTGACAGTCGGAGATTATGAGGATGCAGACCGTTACATCGCGGTTTCTTCAACGTGGAATACAGCAAACCAAGTACAACGAACCAATGCGATCGGTGGAAAATCGTATAAGGTTGATGAGGAAGATGCAAACGGAGTTTCAATCGCAGGCGCTACAACCACAGACAGGCAAATCATCATCACAACGGGTGGAGCGACAGCATCAGGAACAATTAAACTCGTAGTTCTTTACAGTTACGAATAATTAAAACCTTTATAGAGGGAGGGAAACGATGAGAAACATGAAGTTTTTAGTTTTGTTTATCGTAATGGCGTTGATGTTCGCTTTAGCCGCGACTCCATTATACGCAACGTCAGCTCGATATGGCTTAAAAACCTATGGGCCATACGAGACAGCAGGAACGACTATAGCTACAACTGACGGAGTTTGGATATATGGTTGGTCAATTTTTGCTGATGCATCGAGTTCTTTTGCAGGAATTAAGGATTGCGATACAACAGCCGAAATTAACGACCATTCTACCTATCCATTAGATGATGAGATTGGAGAAGCAACACAGTATGATTCTCAGACTAAATGGTTCGCAAAGCCAATTTATTTTAGTGAAGGCTTAGGAATCGCTTTATCAGAAGGCACAGTGTTCGTTTATTACGGGCCACCGCCTCAATAATGTTTGATAAGGTTCTTAAAATATTTCTCTTGCTATCGCCTATCTTTGTATTTAAAGACTACAAAGTAGGCATGGCAAGAGGGATGTTTTTTATAATCGGGATATTTGTCCTATTCGCGATAGGTCTAATTTCTGAACAAAAAAGAAAATTAAAGATTTGGCATATTACCGCGTTTCTCTTACTTGCACTTGTAAGAGTATTCTTTGATGGCGTACCAAGTCAAGAATGGTTTAATTTCTGGTTTTCGTGTGGGAACTTCATATATGTATTTTGTGGCGTATTGCTCTTTTATTTAGTAGTTTGTTATTCGGGAGATGCGAAACAGTTTTTAATCCCGATACTTGCGGTATCAATAATAAATTTAATCGTTACTTCATTCCAGCTCTTTGATATAAATTTAGTGTGGAAACATTCCTACGTAATAAATGGAATGATGGAGAGCCATTCTCAACTAGGGCAGTATTCGGCTATGGCTTTGCCGTTGATGTTTTTCGTCCATCCTTTGCTTGCGGTAGTGCCGACAGTAACACTTCTTTTATCTAAATCAGTAAGCCCGATATTCTCCTGTTTTTTAGGACTTTGCTTTTTATCATATAGCTTTAAGAAGTGGATTGTATTAGCTTTAATTATTCTAGTCGGCATGGGATTGTTTTTATCTAATTATCATTATGTAAAAGCGAAATTTACTTGCAGTCGGCCTCAAGTTTGGACAGACATGGTTAAAGAGATTTTTAAAAGACCTTTTCTCGGACATGGATACTCGACCTTTACCGAGAAAGTGCTTAAAGTAAAAAAGAATGTTATGGGAAGAAATGAGACAAGGCGCGCGCATAATGACTACGCCCATTTAGCACTAGAACTAGGTGCGCCAATTGTTATTATTTTTTGTATGTTTATTTATAATATATTTAAAAAATTCTTTTTTAAAAAAGATAAAAATAGATTAACTTATTGTTTGAGTGCATCTGTATTGATTATATTAATTAACATGAGTGGTCAGACAACTTTGCGGTACGCTTCGATTGCGGGAACTTGGATTGTTTTGTTAGCTTTGCTCTGCGTACGGCTGGAGGGAAATTATGACTGAACTTGAAATCCAAAATAAATCATTACGAATAATAGGCGCGGAGAAAGTAACGCAAGCTCAACTTGATGGAGATTTAACTGAGCAAGCGCGGATAATGAATGACATTTATGAGTCGGTTCGTGAAGAATTACTGGAAGAACATCCGTGGAACTTCGCTATAAAGAGGGCGACGCTTACGGAATTAGGCGGAAAGGTTGAGACATGGACAGCAGAAGGGACAACGAATGTCTGGCAAGCCGCGCTTACTACTGAGCCAGCTTCGGTTGATTTTGACGGTACAGAAGGAACGGAAGTCGCCTCGGCCGCCGCTTGTACTGCCACAGGGTATTGGTTCTGGGAAAGCGACATATTATATGTTTATTCTACGTCTGACCCTGATACCGCTTTTACCTCACCGGGAATTGAGGCTGTAATCCCTGAATTTGAGTTTGACCACGCCTATGCTTTGCCTACTGATTGTCTGCGTGTGATCAGGACAACAGAAGAAGATGACGTGTTTGTAATCGAAGGCGCTAGACTTCTTACTAACGAAACAAGTATAAAAATAAAATACATAGCTCAGATAACGACTACGACAGAATTTTCTACAGCTTTTATAATGGCATTTTGCTACAAACTTGCCGCAGAGATGACTATAGCGACAACGAATGACTCGAAGTTAAGACTCGCGGCAGAGGAATTATTTGATAAAAAACTCAGTAAAGCGAAAGCGGTCGATGCGCAGGAGGGAAGTTCTCAGAAATTTGATGAAGATTCATGGGAAACTGCACGAGAATAAAAATTTAAAGTTTACGACCATCAAAAATTATTTCAGAAGGTTTGACATTGAGAGGATTCCAGTGAAAACGTGTATGAGCGGATTGATTCACAATTTAAAGATAGAGGTCAAGTAAAAAAATGAAAACTTCGACTATTCTCAATTCCTTCGCTTCTGGTGAACTTTCTCCGTATTTAGATGGCAGGACAGATGTCGAGCGATATTACTCAGGCGTAAAGACATTAGAAAATTTTATTAATCTTCCCTATGGTGGCGCTAAGCGCCGTCCCGGTACGTATTATGTTTCCGAAGTAAAAGACTCTGATAGAAAAACCCGCCTTGTACCTTTCCAGTTTTCAATTACTCAAGCCTATATAATAGAGTTTGGAGATAGGTATTGCAGATTTTACGCTAATCAAGGGCAACTATTATCTTCTGGTTCTGCGTATGAGATTGCATCCCCCTATCTTGAAGCTGATTTATTCGATTTACAATTCGCTCAAGACGCAGATACGATGTGGATAACTCATCCTTCATATAAACCTCGGAAACTTACCCGCAACGCTCTCACTTGGAATACTAATATTAAAATGATGCTCCATCTTAACGGAACCGATGGCTCGACTACTATTACCGATGAAACAAGTACACATACGCCTGCAGCGCAAGGAACGGCTCAAATAGATACGGCTCAATATGTATTTGGAGGAGCTTCTCTTTTATTAGATGGCGATAGCGATTATCTAACCGTAGCTGATCATGCAGATTTTTCTTTTGGGGTGGGTAGTTTTTCTATTGGCTGTCGAGTAAAATTTGTCGATAAAACAGGCACTCAATTTTTATTCTCCCAATTTGTTGATGGAACGCATTATTGGAATGTTTATAAAGACGCAGCTCATAAAATAGTTATGAATTTTGTAGATGGCACCGCAAAAGGAACCTATACAATGACTAGCGCCTGGAATGGATTAGCTGACGATACATGGTATACTCTTTTATTTGTTAGAAATATTACTACTGGATTAATTTTTATAGATGGAGTATCACAGATTTTAACCGTATCTACTGCTTTTGGCACTAATAATGTTGGAAGTTTAGCTGCTGATTTATGGATTGGAGCATACGAAAGTGGCCCTGCTAATTATTTTGATGGATGGATAGATGAATTAATTTTAGTAAAAGGCGAGGCTTTACAAACTGCGGACTATACTGTACCTACAACAGCTTACGCCCCTGATGTAATAACTTTTGCTATTGCTAATTACGCTCCTGAACTCTTAACTTTAGATGTAGCGCCCGGAGGGGCATGGAGCGCAGGAGAGACGGTAACAGGTAATACAAGCGGAAGCACTTGTGTGATTGTCGAGGTACTTACTACAAAAACATACAGGGTAAAAGATAGGGATGCGGCGTACACGCTTGGTGAGGTCTTAACGAATGGGACTGATACGGCTGATCAGGGTGTAGCACATCCTACGACCACAGGCGACCCATTCGGCGCTGACGATTCAGATGATTGCCCTACTTGTGTAAGTATTTTTGAGCAAAGAATACATTTTGCCAATATTAATAATGCTCCTCAGAAATCTTGGGTTTCTGTATCCGGCGATTACGAAGATATGACGGTAGGCGTAAACGCTGGAGACGCTTTTACTTATACAATCGGTTCAGAACAAGTCAATGCGATACGATGGTTTTCTTCTGGAAAGTTTTTAGCAATGGGAACTTTTGGAGGTGTTTTTAGTTTGAGTTCAGGTAACGACGAAGTTGCTATTACTCCGACTAATATTACAATCAAAAGAGAAATTACATACGGCTCTTTAGGTGTTACTCCGAAGAAAATGGGCGACTCTCTTTTCTATGTTCAACGTAATTCTAAAATTGTTAGAGAATTTATTGGAAAGAGTTTTATGAGTAGTGATAACAAATATATTGAAAGCGCATTTGACGCTACGGTTCTTGCAGAGCATATCACTGGCGATGGAATCGTAGAGATGGCATATCAGCAATCTCCTTATAATATTTTATGGTGTGTACGATCCGATGGTGAACTTGCTTGTCTTACTCGACAAGTCAATCAAGATGTTCTCGCATGGTCAAGACAAATTTTAGGCGGTTCTTTCGGGGCGGGAAACGCAGTTGTAGAAACTGTCGCTGTTATCCCCGGTGATGGTGCTAATGATGAAGTTTGGATAATCGTGAAAAGGACAATAAATGGTTCTACAGTTCGTTACATAGAATATTTCAAGCCGATGGATTATGGTAGCGAACAAGAGGATGCTTTCTTTGTGGACAGTGGGCTTACCTTAGACAGTCCGAAGCCGATTACCGCCATAACAAAAGCTACTACCGGGGTGATGACTGCTACGGGGCATGGTTTTTCCAATGGCGATATAGTTATTGTCAGGGGTGTATTGGGGATGACAGAAGTCAATCGCACTAAATACAAAGTAGCTGGTGTGTCAGGCGATACCTTTCAATTAAATACAACCGCTACCGTAGGCGTAGCTGTTAATACTACCGCTTATACGACGTATGTCTCAGGGGGCGAAGTCAGAAAATGTTCTACGTCTGTTACAGGTCTGACTCATCTTGTAGCGGAAACCGTTGATTTATTCATTGATGGAGATACCGCTACGACAGCAGTGGTAACGGCGGGCGGGGTGGCCGCAATAACCACACCTGCTAACGGTGGAGGGGAAATACACGCTGGATTAAGATTTACGCCATATTTAAAACCTATGCGTATTGAAGCAGGTTCAGGCATGGATACAGCTCAGGGGAAATTGAAACGAATCAATAAAATAGTAGTTAGAGTCCACGAAAGTTTAAAGATGAAAGCGGGAAATACTGATACCCAAGATGAATTTGACTTCTTGCCTAAGAGCGGTTCTTCGGGTGATTTTATTGAAACATTCAGCGGCGATCAACAGATTTTACAACCTAGCGCATGGGATAGGGATGGTTATGTAGTTATAACTCAAGCCGGGCCGTATCCTTTAAATATTTTAGCGATAATAATCCATCTGACTACTTCGGACTACGACTAGATTTATGAAAACGTGCATGTTCACTATGATTGAGAAAGAGTTTAAGATTTTCAGGTCTATCATCATCTTTAATTCTATTGATATGATGAACAATTTCTTCGGGTTTAAGAAATCTACCAAGTTTCTTTTCCATAACAAGACGACTTCTGTTAATTTTTTTATCACAAAAAATATATTTACGAATCATAACATATCCTCTACTTTTATGAGTTCCATTTTTCCAATTATAATGATTTTCTCTAGATATATCCAATCTTTTTTTACCAAGCCAATATTTGGCATGATTTTTACTAATTTTTCTTTTAGTCTTTTCGGTATGCTTATATCCTTTTGGCATCTCTTCACCTCAAAATTAAAGGCGGTTTTCAGGTTTCTAACAGAAACTCGGTTAAGAATTTCTACCTTACTCACCGCCGATTGTGGACAAAAAAATACCAAGCTTCTGTTAGATATAAATAGTATAACGTATAAAAATAAT